CAGTTGCGGCGAATGGAGCTGGACCGCCTCGACATGATGCAGTCGCGGCTGTTCGACCAGTTCATGGAGGCCCCGCAGACGGCTCTGGTCGACACCATCCTCAAGATCATGGGGACGCGCGCGCGCTACCTGAAACTCTACGTCGAGGATGACGGCGCCGGCAATTTCCTCGACAACATCGCCCAGCGCATGAAGGACGCCATCGTGGCCGACAAGCCGGTGCTGCGTCCCGACGGTCCGCTCCCCGCCCATCCCGTGCTCTGAGGTGCGGCCATGAGCGGGATGCAGCGAGCGAAGCGCATCCAGCTCACCCCGAAGCAGGCGAACATCTACCTGTGGGGTTGGCAGGAGGAGGCGCGCTTCCGCGACGCCGTGTGCGGGCGTCGTTTTGGCAAGGCGTTGGCGCTGGATACGAAACTGCCGACGCCGAGCGGCTGGACGACAATGGGTGATGTCAAGGAGGGAGACACACTGTTCGACGAGAACGGTCAGCCGTGCCGCGTCGTTTTGGCCACGCCGGTGATGCACGATCGTCCGTGCTACCGCGTGCGCTTTTCGGACGGAACGGAGGTTGTCGCCGACCACGAGCACCTGTGGCTGACATGGGATCGCGCCGCGCGCAAGAATGCGGCGCGTAATGCAAGGGCGCGGACGACGCGCGTCCGCAGCGGCTATGCGCCGGTCAACGATCGTCCGCAGGTGCGCAACACACACGAGCTGCTGGCGTCACTCACGACCGGCGCGCGCGGCGACACCAATCACTCCGTCGCGGCTTGCTCGCCGGCGGTGTGTTCGGTAGCCGATCTGCCGGTTCAGCCCTACGTGCTCGGGGCGTGGCTCGGCGACGGCACCGGCGTTCACGCCATGCTCTGGTGCGATGACAAGCAGATCATCGACGAGATCCGCGCCGAGGGGCAGCCGATCCATCGCTATGAGCCACGCGTATTTGCTTGGAAGTTCGACGGCGATTGCAAGGGCGAGAAGCGGTCGAGCCCGAAAAGCCTGCAAGGTCGGCTTGGCGTCATGGGTCTGCTCGGCAACAAGCACATCCCTGCCGCCTATCTGCGGGCCTCCGTCGAGCAGCGGTTGGCGCTGCTGCAGGGGCTCATGGACACCGACGGCACGGTCTCGAAAGGCGGGCATTGCGAGTTCACGAGCGTATTGCGCCCGCTTGCGGAGGGGGTTGCTGAGCTGGCGCGCTCACTCGGCATCCGCGCCGTGCTGGCGAGTGGCGATGCCAAACTCAACGGGATCGTCGTGGGTCCGAAGTATCGTGTCACGTTCACAACCCGGCTTCCCGTGTTCCGGTTGCAGCGCAAGCCCGACCGGTTGCGGGCGCGGTCGTCGGGTCGCAACATCGAGCACCGCTTCATCGTCTCTATCGAGCCGGTCGACAGCGTTCCGGTGCGGTGCATCCAGGTTGATAGTCCGAACCGCCTCTACTTGTGCTCGGAGGCGTTCATCGTCACGCACAACACCTTCCTGATGATGGAGGAGCTCCGCCGCGCCGTTCGCCGCGCGATCGAGCTCGACGTCGATGCCGACAACGAGATCTGGTACGGCGCACCCACCTACAAGCAGGCCGAAAAGAACTTCTGGAAGCGCGCCATCCGCGCCTGCCCGGAGGAGTGGATCGCTCACATCAACAACCAGCGATCCACGATCACCTTCCATTCGGGGCATGTGTTCCGCCTCGTCGGCCTCGACAACTTCGACGACCTGCGCGGCTCCGGCCTGTTCTTCTTCATGGGCGACGAGTGGGCGGACGTGAAGCCGGAGGCGTGGACCGAGGTCATTCGGCCGATGCTGTCGACGTGCAACGGGCACGCCATCCGCATCGGCACGCCCAAGGGCTTCAACCACTTCTACGACAGCTACGTGTCGGGTCAGCCCGGCGATGGCCGGCAACACGATCACATGTCGTGGCTCTACACGACCCTCGACGGCGGCAACGTCCCGCTCGAGGAGGTGGAAGCGGCACGGCGCTCGCTCGACGAGCGCACGTTCCGCCAAGAGTACATGGCGTCATTCGAGAGCTACGGCGGCCAGATCTACTACGCCTTCAACCGCACGCAGAACGTCAAGGCGTGGGACTACCGCCCCGACCTGCCGATCCACGTCGGGCTCGACTTCAATATCGATCCGATGACGGCGCATCTCTATCAGGAGCGCATCGACGGCGGGCGCATCGTTTCGCACCAGTTCGACGAGATCCACATCGAAAGCTCAAACACGCACGAGATCGCCGATGAGATCGCGCGGCGGTACAGGCGGAACGACACCAGCGGCCAGGGGCTCGATCACATCACGATCTACCCCGACCCTGCCGGCGCCGGCCGCCGCACCGCGGCGCACGGCGAGACGGACGTGACCATCCTGCGCAAAGCCGGGTTCAAGGTCTACGCCATGTCTTCGCACCCCCTGGTGCGGGACCGCATCAACCTCGTCAACGGCAAGTACCGCGCAGCCGATGGGACCATCTCGCTCTACATCGACCCCCGTTGCAGGCGGTCGATCGAGAGTGTCGAGAAGCAGACCTACAAGAAGGGCGTCGCCGAGCCCGACAAGACCGGCGGGTTCGACCACGACAACGACGCGACCGGCTACTACGTTTACACCCGGTTCGCGCATCAGAAAGCCCGGCCCGAGAACGTTGCTTACGTCGGCCGATAGGAGGGACTATGGACGCGGAAATCGCAGTCGAGATGACGGCGCAGCCGGCCGCAAGCGGGCCGACACTCGCCGAGTGGTGCGCGCTCGCCACCAACCAGCCATCGGCCATCGTGATCTCGGTTGCCGCCAATGGCGACATCGGGATCGAGGTTCACGGCCTCAACCACCAGCGCGCGACACTCGCGCTGGCGACGGCCATCCATGCCGTGCTGTCGCAGCACGACGCCCAGGTGCTCGCCGGAGCCGCCGGCTCCGAGGCTCAGGCGCGCTTCGCCGCCATGAAGGAGAACCGCTGATGCTCGACACCCTCAAAGGCCTCGTGCCAAAGGACAGCGACCTCCCGGCTCGCGCGCGGCGGGTCGACACGCTAGAGCGGTTCCGCACCGGCGCGATCTACGACCTGCTGCCGTTCGAGTTCAAGGACGAGAAGATGCCGGGTGGCGACTACATTCCGCTCGAAAAGCGCAAGCCGTCCGTCCGCTACGGCCTGCCAATGATTATCGTCAACGATACCACGTCGATGCTGTTCGGTGAGGGGCATTTCCCGGCGCTCGATCTCGGCAAGGATGAGGCCGCGACCAAGGCCGAGGGTCAGCTTGGCGATCTCATCAAGGAAACCAAGCTGCGCGCGGTAATGCTGGATGCGGCCGTGCGCGGCTCCGTCGGATCGGTCGCCGTGCTGATGCGACTACTCAAGGGGCGCATCTTCTGGACGGTGATGCAGACCACCTTCCTGACCCCGGATTGGGACCCCGAGGAGCCCGACCAACTTCTGCGCGTCACCGAGCAATACAAGGTCGACGGCAAGGTGCTGGTCGAGCGCGGCTACCCGATCCCCGAGAAGATGCAGGGAGAGAGATGGTGGTTCCGCCGCGAGTGGAGCCGAACGGCGGAGACCTGGTTCATGCCGTGGCCAGTGTCGACAACATCCGACGCGGCGAAGCTGTGGCCGCCGAACGTCGTCGACGCGACCCGCACCAAGACCCACGGGCTCGAGTTCGTGCCCGTCGAGTGGATCAAGAACCTGCCCGGCGGTGATGACATCGACGGCGCGTCGACATTCGAGGCGGCACTGCCGAACGCCATTGAGATCGACTACCAGCTGAGCCAGGGCGGCCGCGGCCTCAAGTATGCTTCCGACCCGACACTCATCATCAAGGAGCCGGCGTATCAGGACGGCGGCCCAATCCACCGCTCGGCGGCGAATGCCCTGGTGATGAACCAGGGCGGTGACGCCAAGCTGCTCGAAATGTCGGGCTCCGGCATCGCCACCGTCCTCGATTACGTCGCCAAGCTCCGCTATATGGCGCTCGAGCTGTGCGGCGGATCGCGCGCCGACCCGGAGAAGCTATCGGCGGCGCAGTCGGGCAAGGCGATGGAGCTCATGAACGAGGCGCTGATCCGCCTCGCTGACAAGTTGCGCACCAGCTATGGCGAGGGAGCCTACATCAACCTGATCCGCATGGTGCTGCGGTTGGCCGAGAAGTACGACGTGAGGATCAGCGGCGAGGTGGTCAAGGCCGGCACGCTGCCGAAGGCAGACAAGGCCAAGATCGCACTCAAGTGGCCGCCCTGGTACGCGCCGACGGCCGCCGACCATGCGAGCCAGGCCACAGCCATCAAGACGTACCGCGATGCGGGCGTTGTCTCGCGCCGCACCGCCATCAAGCAGATCCAACACGACTTCGACGTCGAGGACGTTGACGCCGAGTTGAAGGAAATCGAGGCTGAGGCATCGTCCGAAGCCGATCTCAAGATTAGGGAAGCGGCTGGCACGCGACCCTATGAGTACCCGCCTCGACAGGCGGCCGAGTAAAGTCCGCTTGATGCGGGCGACCACTGCCACTGCCGCCCACGACGCCGATCGCGACGGCTGACGGGCACCCCGGATCGCGACCGGGGTTCACTGCCACCACAATCAAGCCTGACCACCTGCCCCGCGCTCGACGCGGCGGCGGGCGGTCGGGCTTTTTTCAACCCAAAGGGGGAGACCGCCACGATGTTCAGGAATGCAGCATGGATGCGGCTGATGGAAATCTGCCGCGAGCCCGAAGGCACGGGCACGGGGACCGGCACGGGCTCCGAGACGTCGACGCGCAGCAGCCGCCGTGACGACGACGATGATGACGACGATAGCGACGGCGACCCGCGCCAGTCGTGGAAGGACTACGCGCTCTCGCTCCGCAAGCAGTCGTCGCGGTATCGCCGCGAGCGCAACGACTTCCGCGACAAGGTGACGGCAGCCGAGGCAGCGAAGGTGAAGGTCGAAAACGATCTCGCCGATCTGCGCAAGAAGTACGACACCGACGTCGCCAAGGCAGCCAAGGAAGCGAAGGACGCAGCGGACGCGACCATCGCGAAGGCGACGAAGGACACGAACGCGCGTCTCGTCACCGCGGAAGTGCGCGCTCAAGCGATGAAGGAAGGCGTTTCCGCAGATCGGCTCGATGACCTCTTGAAGCTGATCGACGTATCAGGTATCACCGTGGACGACGCAGGCCATGTCAAGGGTGCCGACGCGCTCATCGCTGATGCGAAGAAGTCGAAGCCGTACCTGTTCGGTTCCGCGTCCACCTCCGCCACAGAAAAGCCTCCAGAGAAGAAGCCCGTCGAAGGCAAGCTTGCGAAGGACTTTTCGGACGACGAGTGGAAGGCTGGCCTCAAGAACCTCGGCATCAACTCCCTTCGCTGACGCACCGACATCCCGAACGCCTACCGGACGCAGACCGTCATGGGGCTCAAGCCACAACCATGACGAGGGTCTACCATGGGCATTCAGGATTTTCCCGCCGTTCTTCAGCCGATCATCCAGCAGGGCTACCTTGAGCGCGCCTTCCGCGACGCTTTGGTTGCCCGGCTGGGGTTCCGCTCTATCGCGGACCGCGAGCCAATCGCCACGAACATCGGCGAGACGGTCACAAAGACCCGTGCCGGCCTGTTGCCGGTCGTCACCACGCCGCTCAACCCGGCCAACAACACGAACTTCGATAACGGCCTCGGCTCGCCAGTGCAGTGGTGCGTCGAGCAGTTCACGCTCACGATGAACCAGTACGGCATTCCGATGGACCTCAACACGGTCACTCAGAATGTCGGCATCGCCGGCCGCTTCGTCCGCAATGCCTTCTCCCTGGGCGAGAACGCCATGCGGACCCTCGACACTCTGGCTCGCGATGCGCTCTACGCGAGCTACCTCGGCGGCAACACGCGCGTTCGCACCACGCTCGGCGCTCCCGGCACGACCGTCGCCGTCGACGACATTCGCGGCTTCACGCACACGTGGACTTCGGCAGGCACCCCTGTCGCTGTCTCGGCGCAAAACACCATTGCGGTGCTCGTCGACGATACCGTCTACACCTGCATCGGTGCCACCGCCGACGGCTCCAACGTGTCGACGGCGCCGGGCGGCATCTCCGGCACCCTGACGTTCTCCGGCAACGTCACGGTCGACGACGGAACCTCAGGTAAGCCGGTCATCGCCTCGACTGCGCCGCTCGTCCTGCGTCCGGTGGCATCGGGCGTGATGCGAGCGACCACTGCGGCCCTCGTTGCGGGCGACCGGCTCAAGATGCTCGACCAGTGCTCGAAAGCCACCGCCATCATGCGCGACAACGGCGTGCCGACCATCAACGGCCGGTACAACTGCTACCTGTCGAACCTGCAGCTGCAGGGCCTGTTCTACGACGACGATTTCAAGCTTCTCTACCGCGGCGCCTACGGCTCCACGGAGTACAAGGAGGGCGATGTTGTCGAGATCATGAACCTCCGCTTCCTGCCGAACAATATGGCTCCGCAGCAGACGCTCGCCGGCCAGAAGGTTCACCGCGCCATCGTGTGCGGCCAAGGCGCGCTCATCGAGGGCGAGTTCGCGGGCGCGGGCGCGCAGGAGACGCCGGCCGATCTCCACCTCGAGGTCGTCATCGACGGCATCCGGCTCATCACCCGCGAGCCGGTCGATCGCTTGAAGCAGATCATCTCGCAGGCGTGGAACTGGATCGGCGGCTACACGGTCCCGACCGACATCACGACCAACCCGAACAGCATCCCGACGGCGACCAACTCCGCTTACAAGCGGGCGATCGTCCTCGAGAGCCTGTAACGCAAAACGCGGCACCCGGCTCCGGCCGGGCGCCACGTCGCGAGAGATCGAAGCATCAAGGGGGTCGAGATGGCGAAGAAGCCCAAAGCGGAAGGCGAGGCGGGGCTGGATGGTGATGGTGCGCAGGATCGCGAGATGCCTGCGCGGATCAAACTCAAGGCACCGCACGGCTTCGTCGACGAGGATGGCACGCATCGCTACTGGCAACAGGGCCAAGTTGTGTTCACCCCCGACGACGTGGCGCTCCTGGTGGAACGGGGCGCGGACTACGAGCCCGTCGAGGCGTAACCCGGCTCAGGGCCGGGCGCCCTTCAAATAATCGGCGGCTGATCCGCACCACCCAGCGAAAGGAACAGCCAGATGGCCAAGACGCAGAAGGCGAAGAAGGCCCCCGCCAAGAAGGCCGCGAAGAAGACCGTGAGCAAGAAGCCGGCCGCCAAGAAGGCAGCAGACAAGAAGGCCGCGAAGAAGCCGGGCATCCTCCGCCGGGCCGCCAACAAGGCCAAGTCGATGATGCGCGGCAAGGGCAAGAAGTCGGTCGGCAAGGCGTCGCGCGGTAAGGGTGGCGGTGGCGGCCGTTCCGACAACAAGTAATCCGCGTGACTGACCCGACGCGACGGCCGTTGGTGCGGCCGTCGTCGCCTCCTAATCGAGCGCACATCACGTCGGAGAGCGAGGCATGGCGAGGGCGGTTCCAACGAGCATGAAGCGAGCCCGCAGCGCGGTGGCAAGCAGGTTGGAGAAGGTAGGCAGAGCTGCTGCAGCTCGCAAGGAAGGCAAGCTGTTCAAGGCTGGCGGCAACCAAATCACGGCACGCCGTACTTACAAATTGAACAGCTCGATGACGCGATTGAACAAGCGGATCGAGCAAGCCAGGTCCGCCACGTCCAAGAAGGCGCTGAGTAAGGTCGCCATCGGCAAGGGCCGCAAGTCGGTCGGCAAGGCCAGCCGCGGTAAGGGTGGCGGGGGGCGGAGCGACAACAAGTAGCCCAACGACTAACCATCTACATGCAATCGGAGATCGGCGATGGCAAGTATTGGCGGCGCATCCAGAAGCGGCGGTGGCGGCGGTCGGAGCGACAGCGGCGGCGGGTCCGGCGGCGGCAAATCCAGCGGTCGCGGCAGGGGCCGCGCTGCGGGCACGAAGAAAATAGCTCGCGTCGTGCGGCCGAGCAAGGCCATGCGCAAGACCGGCGGCGTCTCCAAGGTCAGCGCGCAGAAGAAGTCGCTTTTGGATCAGGCGAAATCAATGGGGGTGAGAACCAGCCCACGCATGAGCGCTAAGGAGATCCGCCTCGCCATAGGTCAAGAAAAAATTCGTCGCACTCACTCTGACGCCAAGGCCGCGAGCGCAGCGAAGGCGAGAGTTTGGTAGACCAGCCATTTTTGCAAGGTGACAGATGTTCACGGACGCCGAGAAGGTCAGCATTCGCCGCCACATGGGCTACCCGGCCTATGGTGCTGGCCCTGGCGGCTTCCAGTCGTGGCGGTACTTCCAGGCCTACGGCACCCTCGAATACCGTCTGCAGCACCTCTCCGACGAGGAGGAGGTTGTCGTCCGCGACTACCTCCCCAAGCTCGAGCAGTTGGAAACCGACCTCTACGGCGTGCGCGAGAACTTGGATACGGCGGCGGCGGCGGTGTGGACCCGCAACAGCACCGAGCAGGGCGACCGCGAGGCACTGTACCGCTCGTGGCGCACGCGGCTCTGCGATTTTCTCGGCATTCCCCCAGGGCCCACCCTGCGTGGGCGCGGCAACCAGGTGGAGCTCACGGTATGAGCGAGACGAGGCCCAAGCTCGAGCTGGTGCCCATCGGAGCCAAGGTTGAGGCCGATGGCGTCGTCATAGTCCTCGAGGACATGCTTGAGCGAGCGCGCAAGGGCGAGATCGTCGCCATCGCGCTCGCCGGCATCACGCACGATCGATGCAGCATCACGACCTACTATGTCGGCGAACAGGCCACGATGCTCGTCGGCGCAACCTATCGCCTGCTTCGCCGCGTCGAGGAGTGCAACAGCTAATGGACGGCGCGCGGCTTCAATCAATCGTCCATCGCGGCTATGGCATCGCAGCCAAGAACATCGGCCTGCCGACAAGCCATCACCGGCCGTCGTCGGCGACCGAGCCCGTGTCGCCGTCGACGCTGATCGGCACCATCAAGGCGTCCTTCCCGCCCTACGGCAAGGACTTCCAGTACGGGATGCCGCCGAAGCACGGCGATCCGCTCCGCAACGGCCTGTTCGATGCGACGAGCGTTCGGGTCGGTGACTATCTCGTGTCGAGCGAGGGCACCCACTTCGTCGCCGCCATCGACCACGTGCAGCCGCCGCTGTGCGTCCGCTGCGATCGCGCCCTGACCTTTGTGCGGCCGCAGGGCGCGGAGGCCATCGGCCTCGGCAGCTATGGCGGCAACACGGATGCGACGGAAGACCCCTACATGGTCGGCTGGCCAGCGTCCCTCAACCTCGGCGGCGGTGGCAAGGGTGGCAAGGCCGGAGATCTCCCGGCCGACGGCGCGGGATCAATGTGGGAGATCCTTGTGCCGGCGTGGGGCGGGCTAGAAATCCGCACCTCCGACATGATCGAAGATGACCTCGGTCGCCGCTACACCATCGGTGGCTCCGAGCGGTCGGCGTTTGGGTGGCGCATCCGTGCAGCACTGGCGGTGACATGATGGCCGATAAATTTTTGAACCAACTCAAGTTCGGAGCGCAGGTGCGTCGCGAGGTGCGGGCCAAGCGGCTCGCCCAGGCGAGGGTCCGCAGCGCCGGCAACTCCAAGGCCCTGTGGGGTCGCATTGCGAAGGCGAGCAAGGGCCGCACCGGGCGGGTCGCTCGGATCGAACGGTTCCGCGCGCGCCAAGGCAAGGGCGCTTACAAGCGGCTTGTCTCCCGCACCCGTCGCGGCCGTGTTGAGGCTGCCAAGGCGCGAGCCGCGCAGAAGGTCAAGGGCACCATCGGCCGCATCAAGGCGCTCGACCGCAAGAACGGCACCAGGGCGCGCATCTCTCGGATCAACGCCAGCGCTGACCGGAAGATTGCCGCGTTCGACAAGAAGCGAGAGCGCAAAATGATTAAGCGGCTGGCGTCGGCACTCGGCGGCGCACGGCGCGCAGGCAAGGGTGGGTCAGGAGCCTCGGGCGGCAGGTCGGACAGTCGATAATGGCAGACAGCAGCGACATCTCCGACGGATTGGCCGCAGCCATCGCAGCGGTGATGTACCCGAATGGCACGGCCGGGCAACTGAGCGCTGCTGGCGCTCCGGTGCGCATCTACCCCGGCTGGCCGATGCAAGCCAAGCTCGACGCAGACCTGAAAGCGGGCATCATCAACATCACCATCTACCCGATGCCGTCGGGCCGCTCGCCCGATAGCTACATCACGGAATGGCGCGAGATCGCCCGCGTCGCCGAGACGGTTGAGGTGGAGATTTCCGGCGAGACCATCACGTTCAGCGGGGACATCGCGGTGCCGCAGAATGTCGCCGTGGTCGCCATGGACAAAACCATCACTCGCGCCATCCAGCCCGGCGACACCCTCGCGACCCTCGCGGCTGGCCTCGCGACGCTTGCGACGGCCGCGGGGATCACCGCATCATCGAGCGGTGCAGCCCTGACCGTCTCCGGCCTCCGCTCCGCTCAGGTGGGCACCATTGGCACTCTCGCCAGGGAGGTTGCGCGGATGGACAAGCCGTTCATGGTGACGATCTGGGCTCCAACGCATACAGACCGCACGGCAGCTGCCCGCATCGTAGGGGGTATGCTGGCGCGCACGTGGCACATGGCCATGCCAGATGGATCGAAGGCCCGGCTATCGCTGGTCAGGGACGCAGACAACGACAATCCGCAGGAGGCGCTGCTGTATCGGCGCGACTTTGTGGTCGACGCCACCTACCAGATTATCGAGACGGAGGAAGGCTTCGAGGTCGTGACATTCGAAGCCGCACTCGAAAGTGCTCACCGGATCGATCGAGATGGCGTCACGAAGACGATCTCCGGTGTTGTGCCGCAACCTTAGTTGCGTGATGGGTGCCGCTTCGGTTAGAAGTGCAGCAGCCAGTGACGTGCGTATCACCGGCTCATCGGGCGTCGACCGCCATGGGGCTCTCATCACACCGGAGGCCCCATGCCCATTTCCCAACTCGGCCAGATCAACACAACGGCCCTGCAGGTCGCCGACGTCTACATCCAGATCGTCCCACCGCAGTTCCTTCTCAACGGCGTCCCCTCGAACATCCTCGGCGCGGTCGGCTCCGCCGCCTGGGGGCCGGTCAACGAGCCGGTCATCGTCGGCTCGCCACAGCAGTACGAGGAGAACTTCGGCCGCCTCGTGGCGCGCACGTTCGACATGGGCACGCACGCCATGATCGCCTTCCAGCAGGGTGCTCACGCCATGAAGTGTGTCCGCGTCACGGACGGCACCGACCAGGCCGCCGAGGTGGCGGTGCAGACCAATTGCATCACCTTTGCCGCCGCCTACACCGGGTCGCGCGGCAACGACATCAAGGTGACGCTCGCCGCCGGCTCCAAGACAGGCTCCTGGCAGGTGCGGGTCGGGCTCTCAGGCCTGATCCCCGAGCTGTTCGACAACATCGGCGCTGGCCTCTCCGGCAACGAGTTGTGGGTAGCCATCGCGGCCGCCATCAACAACGGCCTGACTGGCGCGCGCGGCCCGTCCGACCTCATCACCGCCACCGCCGGCGCCGGCACTGCCGCGCCGACGGCCGCCACCCACAGCCTGACCGGAGGCTCGGACGGCGCATCGGGCGTGGAGGCCGCCGACTTGCTCGGCTCCGACACTCTGCCTCGCACCGGCATGTACGCGCTGCGCGGCCAGGACGTGTCGGTCGCCATCCTCTGCGACGTGACCGACGCCACCACCTGGGCATCGCAGGTGGCGTTCGGCTCGGCCGAGGGCATCTACATGATACTGACCGGGCCGGCCGGACAGTCGATCTCGGCAGCCAAGACGGCCAAGGCCAACGCCGGCATCGACACGTTCGTGGTCAAGCCGATGCTCGGCGATTGGATCTACTGGAATGACACGGTGAACGGCATCTCCCGTCGCCTCGTGTCGCCGCAGCCGTTCATCGGCGGCCTGTTCTCAAACCTCTCCCCACAGCACTCCGCGCTCAACAAGCGGGTGCATGGCGTGGTCGGGACGGAGAAGTCGCAGACCGGACTGCCCTACACCCAGGCCGACCTGCAAGAGCTCGCCATGGCCGGCATCGACGTGATCTGCAATCCGGTGCCGGGCGGCCGCTACTTCGGCGCCCGCAACGGCCGCAACGCCTCGTCGAACCCCGCGGTGCGCGGCGACAATTACACGCGCATGACGAACTACATCGCCGCGACCCTCAATCGCGGCATGGGCATCTACGTCGGCGAATTGCAGGGCCGCTCGCCACGCGACGAGACGCGCCGTCGTGCCAAGGCCACGATTAACGCTTTCCTGACGGCAATGCAGCAGCAGCGCCAGATCGATGAGTTCCAGGTGGTGCTCGACAAGACGAACAACCCCGACGACCGCATCGCGCTCGGCTACATGCAGGCGGACGTCAAGGTTGTCTACCTGTCGGTGGTCGAGTTCTTCATCATCAACCTCGAGGGCGGCCAGACCGTCCGCATCGAGCGCCGCGAGACGCTGGACCGCTTCGCGGCCTGATCGCTGACGCCGCCACCCTTCAAGGAGACGCGACATGCCTATCAATACCGGCTTCGGCTTTATGACCATCGGCAAGGACATCACGATTGACGTGGTGCTTCGCTCCGGCCGCATCCTCCGCCTCGGCAACGTGACGAGCTTCGACCGCAAGCCCGTCCACAAGAAGATCAACTCGGACGGCATCGATGGCGTGCCGAAGAAGGGCGTCATCCCGGCTGGCTGGGAGCTGATGTTCGACGTCGACCGCGAACACAACGAGGCCGAGTTGTGGTGGGACGACTACGAGCGCCGCTACTACGACGGCGAAGCCATCCAGAACGTTACCGTGACCGAAACCATCACCGAGGGCGACGGCTCGATCACGCAGTTCCGCTACGAGGGCGTTGCCCTCCACCTCGACGACGCGGGCGCATACAAGGGCGACAACAACGTCAAGATGAGGCTCAAAGGCGAAGCGTCCTTCCGTAAGCGCATCGTCTGAGGCTTGAGGGAGGGGTTATGTCGAAAATCAAAGTCAAGCCGACGGCCGGCGCATCTCCGGCCGTCGCAACCGAGGCGACGCCCTCGCAAGAGGTCGTCCAGCGGGCGAACAAGTCCGTCACCGTCACCGACACCGGCGGCCGCGTCATTGTCGTCAAGCGGCTGGCGCCACTACAGCGGATGCGGTTGCTCGAGATCCTCGGCCCGCAACTGTCGCAAAACGAGGCCTATTTCGGCCAGGCCGCGCTCGCCGCCGCTGTCCGCTCCATCGATGGCGAGCAAGTCCCATTCCCGTCATCGAAGCGCGAGCTGGAGGCGCTCGTCGTTCGCCTTGATGACGCAGGCTTCGAGGCGGTCAACCGCGCCGCATTCGAGATCGCCGGCTACACGGTCGACGACGACGGCAACATCGTTCCGCGCGACACGCAGGCTGAGGTAGCCGCCGCAAAAAACTGAGCACGGACCCCGACTTCACCAACCGCTGCTGGCTGGTGAAGAACGGGGTCCCGTGGGACGTAGCGTGGAGCCTGGAGGACGGCGACGTGCTGGCCTACTGCGTCGCCTTTGGCACGTTCGAAGGCAACGAGTTCGACTGGCAGTCGATGAAGTGGGTGGAGCGCAAGCATGAGTGAAATGTCGATCATGGGCTTCGTCGGCGTCCTGAACGGCATTCGCCATGCGCTGGATGCTGGCGACAAGGCGGCGCTACAGCAGGCCGCCGAGGTCGTTCGCGATGAGGCCAAGTCGGCGATCGGCACCTACAAGTACGGTTGGCAGCCACTCGACCCGGCGACCGTGGCGCGGAAGGGAGCCGATACGCCGCTCTTGCAAACCGGAGCCTACCGGGAGAGCTTTGAAGCTCGGGTGCTCAACGATGCGGAGGCCGTCGTCGGGTCCAGCGATCACAAGGCGGCGTGGCTTGAGTACGGAACACCGAAGATGCCGCCGCGGCCGGTCCTACCTGGCGCGCTCAACGCCAGCCGCGCAAAGGTGCATCGCATCTTGGAGGGGAGTTTCGTTCGACGCCTGCTCGGCAAGTGAAGCGCCGTCACTGAGGCGTTCTCATTTTGTACTTGCTGGCGGCGGCGAATGGAGGTAGTTTTCCTACTCTCCCACTCGGTGCACCGGGCGGACAGGGCGGCTCTCGGGCCGCCCTTTGCGTTTCAGCCGCCGCTGGCGATGTGCAGCCCCATCACCGCCAGGAAGCTCCACAGCGCTCCCGCCGTCGCGAACGCCATGATGATCGACCAGCGCACGATCCAGTGCTGACGCCTGAACCATTCTTGGCGCGTTGCGCGCCGCTCTGCCGCTGATCCCATCGCCCACCCCTTCCCGCCGCGCCAGCGGCCATTTGCATTGGAGGAACGCCATGTCCGCATCCAACCTCTACACCGTCGGCGCGCGCATTGTCATGCACAACGAGGCGAGCCCAGTGCTCGGCCTCATCACCCAGCAGCTGGTCGGCATCCACCACCACATCTCGCAGGCCAATGCCGCATCCACTCGCTTCATGCAGGCCATCGTCGGCGCCGGCGCGGCGCTAGCCGGCGTCGGCATGATTAAGGGCGTGACCCACCTCGTCGACGAGGGCGCGAAGCTCGTCGCTGTGCAGAACAAGATGACAGTCGCCGGCTGGAAGAACAAGGAGATCGCCGAAGCGACGGCGGAGGCGTGGCGGCTGTCGTCCAAGTACCAAATGATCGGCGTCGAGAACCTGCTGGAAATGCAGAAGGAGATGGCGCCCGTGCTCGGTGACCGCAAGGAGGCGATGCACATGGCCGAGTTGATGGCCAAGGTGCAGGTGGCTCTCGCGGGCACGCTAGGCTTCGACAAGTCGGCACAGTTCTCGAAGCAGATCCGCGACGCCATCCGCGCCGGCGAGCTCTCCGGCAACGTGCTCGACCCGAAGCGGTTCGAAACCTACCTCGAAGGCATGGCCAAGACGCTCAAGGCGTTCGGCGGCACGCTGACCCCGACCGACTACTTCATGGCGACCAAGTACGGCCGCGCCTCGGCTATGAACTGGTCGGACGAGTTCACCAACACCATCCTGCCGACCATCATGCAGGAGTTGGGCGCGTCCTCGACCGGTACCGCCATGATGACGGCCTATCAGGCGCTCGTCGGCGGGCGCATGAAGATCTCGTCAATCAACGCCTTTCACGACCTGGGCCTCATCGACACGGAGAAGCTCGACCCCGGCAACCTGACGCCGGAGGGCCGCATCAAGCGGATGAAGCCCGGCGCAATCAAGGGCACCGACACGTTCCTGTCGAACCCCTACGAGTGGGTCTGGCAGTACCTCGTGCCGGCGATGAAGGACAAGGGCATCCTGACCGAAAGCGGCATCGCCGCCATCGAGAAGGGCCAGATCAAGGATGGCGTCGGCGCCGAGGCGGCGAAGAAGGTCAAGGAGGTGCTGACGGAGGCCATCGTCGGCGGCATGGATCAGACTGGTCCCGAGGCGCGCAAAGCGGCGACCAAGATGATCGCGGTGCTGTTCGGCGACCGCACCGGCCAGGGCCTCATCGACCTGCTGTTACTGCAGAAAAAGAAGATCGAGCGGGACAAGACGCTCATCAAAGACGCCTACGGCCTGGACGAGGGCACCAAGTTCCTCAACGAGCAGGACTACAAGGTCGCCAAGCACAAAATGGAGACGCAGTGGGAGAACTTGCAGCAGGCGCTTGGCGTTCCCGGCGTCAGCGTGGCGACCGACGTGCTGAACGAGCTTGCCGATGGAATCAATGGCCTCGCCGTGGCCGCCAACGTCAACCCCGGCACTGTCAAGACGGTCATGGGCGCCTTGCTTGGCGCGGCTGGCGCCTTGGTCGTGTTCGGCACCGTCGCCGTAGCCGGCGCCGTTCTCGGCTTCATTGGGGCGATCCCGGTGCTGATTGGCGCCATCGCTGGTGCCATCGCCAGCATTGCCATCTACAATTGGGGGGGCGCCGCGGAGAAGGCCAGGCAGCTTCGCAAGTGGATCTCAGACATGGGGTCGAACGCCGTCAAATGGGCGTCCAGCGCCTGGAAGTCGACCGACTTCTCGGCGCTCAAGAGCATGGTGTCGGGCCTTGCGGAGAAGATCAACGCGGCGCTCGGCGGCGTCCCCGGCATGGTCGCATCCGCCATCACGCAGATGGCGTCCGCGATCGGCGCCAAAATCGCTTCCGCGCTAAGCTCCATCGCCAACATGATCGGGGGCTTCTTTCGTCGCGGCGGAGGCGGAGGTGGCGCTGCGCCGCCGAGCCTCGGCGACGGTGAGACGGGCGGGGCGTCTGGAATCGAAAAGCAGTCCTACGTGCCGAAGTCGTCGGGCGGGCAGGTGATCCAGGCCAACACCACGATCAACATGGACGGGCATCGAGTGGCATCTGCCGTCACGCGCCACATCGTTCAGGCTTCGCATCACGTACATGCCGGCTCCGGCTACGACGGGCTGCGCGCGCCGACGCCGGTTGACTACCACCGCGTATAGCGGCATAAGGAGGTCGTTCCGCGTCTCCTGCCCATCGGACGCGCGACCGTCAGGGGCGAAGCATCAGCTTCGGCCCCTTTGTGTTTTT